AATATAGATGATGCTATAGATAGCGAGATGCAATTCTTAAAAGAAACTGCTGAAGAATTAGGCGTATCTCTTCAATCTATTCAAAAACCTTATGTTCAATATTTAGCTTCTTCAAAAGATAGTTTAGAAGTTACTAGAAAAACAGCAAAAAGTTTCTTAGGACTTTCAACAGCTTTAGGATTACCTGCTGCTCAAACTCAATTAATTATTAAAGCCTTACAGCAAATGCAGTCAAAAGGAACTGTAATGGCTGAAGAATTAAGATTGCAGTTAGGTGATAGTGTTCCAGGTGCTGTTGATTTATTTGCTGAAGCGATGGGGGTAGGAACAAAAGAATTTTTAAAATTAATGGAACAAGGTAAAGTTTCATCAAAAGTTCTTCAAGATGTTGCTGCAGTAATTGATAAAAAATATGGGGCTGCAATTCAAAAAGGATCAAGAAATATTAGAGCAAGTACAAACAGAATTTCAAATGCCTTCTTTTTACTTAGAGTAAATGTAGGTAGAGGATTGGATGAGACTTTTAAAGTTAATGAGAAAATGGCAGCTTTTGCCGAATGGTTAACTAAAGTTGCTAATAATTTTGCCAGGTTAGATGCTAAAGGTAAAAAAGTTATTTTAACTATAGGTTTATTTTTAGCTATAGCCGGTCCTTTATTATTAGCAATAGGTGCAATAGCAAGAATATTAAGTCTTGCTGTTCTAGGATTTAATTTATTAGTTAAGCCTATTGTTTTATTGGTCGGTTTTCTTCCAAAAATAATTGCTGCATTTAGGGTTTTAGGTGTTGTAATGGCAGCAAATCCGATAGGGGCTTTTATTACTGCAACTTCATTAATAATTATTTATTGGAAAGAAATTGTAGGTTTATTTGAAAAAGCTTTTTCTTGGTTATCAAAAATGAATTTAAGCGGTGTTTGGAGTAAGTTTAAAGATTTTACAGGATTAGGCGGAGAAGATACTGTTGTAACAAATGCTCAAACTGCTGTTGCTTCAGGTCCACAATCAACCCCTGCTAATTTTAATAATCAAAGAACAGTTAATAACAGTTTGACAGTCAATGTTCCACCTGGAATGGGTGCAAGTGATGCTTTAGGCTTAAAAAATGCAGTTAAGCAAGCATTACAAGAAGAAAATAGACAGTCATATATTGAATTAGGAGCACAATGAGTTTTTTTAGCGAAGCAGCGTCAATAATATTTAAACAACCATTTACTCAAAAACTAGGTAAACTAGAAGTAGATATTGTTTCATCAAGAAATATTACTGAAAAAGTATCTATTAGTAATAATCCAATTGAAGGCGGATTTAATACTGATAATGCTAAAGATGAACCTACTGAAATTTCTGTCAGTGGAATAATCAGTAAATTTTCATTAAAAAATTCTAAAATAACTCAAGTAACAACTTTACTTTCTGGAAGTATACCTAATAGATTAAAAGATGCTCATGATGAATTATATAGAATAAAAAATGAAAAAGAGCCTATAACTCTTGTGATGAAATACAAAAGTTATTCTAATATGCTTTTATCAAGTTTGAATTTTCCAGATGAAGCTAATAGTGGAGAAACTTTAAGATTTACAGCTGTTTTTAAAGAAATTAGAATAGTTGAAAGCCAATTAGTTAGTTTGGATAATTCAAGAATAAAAACTGATAGTGCTAAAAAGAAAAGTAGTTTTGGTAGACAAACAGGAACAGAAAAAGCTTTTGAGCCTAAGTCTACTATAAGTTTAGGGCAATTTGTTAAATCATTATTTTAAATATTATGGCTATAATAATACCTATAAAAGACAATCCTAATCATACTATTACAATTGAATTAGAATCGGTAATTTATAAATTAGGTTTTGTTTATAATACTGAAGGAGCTTTTTGGTCAATGACAATATGGGATGAAGATGATAATTTATTACTTTCAGGAATAAAAATTGTTGCCAATTATCCTTTGCTTTTTTCTCATAAAAATAATTCATTGCCAACTGGAGATTTTTATTGTGAAATAGCTGATACTCAAGCTTCAATAAATAGAAATAGTTTTTTATCAGGCGAAGCTAAATTATTATATTTAACTTTAGAAGAGGTGCAATCAATATAATTATGGGAAGATTATTTAACCGTCAAGCACAAATTTTAATAGGTAAGATAGGCTCAGTAGGCAAATTGCTTGATGGTGTAAGAGTTTCTTTTGATATTGATATGGATGATAACAAAGAAACTAATACGGGAAAAATTAATATTTATAATTTATCAGATGAAACTATAGGTTTACTTGAAGAAAAAGATACGTCTATTATTTTAAAAATAGGTTATGATAATGAAGAGTTAAGCACTTTATTTATAGGTAATGTTGTTTCTTATGAGCATGATTTTAATGAAAATGATGTTGTTACTAAAATAACTTGCAAAGATGGTTATATTCCTTTAACTCAAAAGAAATTATCTTTATCTTTTATTGAAAATTCAAATACTAAACAAATTATTGATAAAATTGTAGGTGATTTAAATTTAGCTAAAGCTGATTACTCTACTCTTCCTAATTATGTTTATAAACAAGGTTTTTCTTTTGTAGGAAGCCCCGGAACAGTTTTAGATACAGTAGTTAAAAGAATAGGATATGAATGGACAATTGCAAATAATGTTTTAATTATTAGTAAACCTAATGAGTCTAATACTCAAACTATAGCTCAATTTATATCACCTGGAACAGGATTAATAGATAAGCCTAAAAGATTTAAAGAAAAAAAGGTTAAAACTAAAAGTGAAAATAATAAATTAATTGATGGTTGGATTATAACCTCTTTAATTATACCTTCAGTTCAACCAAAAGTTTTAATTAAAGTTCAAAGTGATTCTGTTGATGGAACTTTTTATGTGAAAAGTACAAAATTTACAGGTGATACTCATGAGGGTCCCTGGTTATGCACAATTAAAGCTATAGAAAAATGAATACAATAGAACTATTAAACATTGTTATGGCTAATCGAATTGCAGATATGCATATTTGTATGCCAGGTAAAATAACTGAATATGATTATACAAAACAAAGAGCTAAGGTTCAACCGGCTTTAAATCAAACATATAATGATGGTGAAGAAATAGTTTTACCAATTATTCATAATGTTCCGGTAATTCATCCTGCAGCAGGCGGGGCTTCTATTACTTTTCCCGTAAATGTAGGTGATAATGTTTTATTAGTTTTTTCTGAAAGAAGCTTAGAAGAATGGTTAAATGTAGGTGATAAAGTAACTCCTGATGATCCTAGACAAAATAATTTAACTGATGCGGTTGCTCATTTAGGTTTAAATCCTTTTTCAACAACTTCACCGGCTGCTAATAATACAGATTTATTAATAAAATATGATGGATCAGAAGTTAAATTAAAACCTTCAGGGATTATTGATATTAATGCAACAGAAGCTAATATAACAACTCCTAATTTAAATATTACAGGTGATGTTGATATTACCGGAGATGTTACTATTTCTGGTAAAGTAACCGCAGCAAATGTTGAAGCGACAGCTGAATTAAAAGGAGCTACAGCTTTAATTGGTGGAAAAGATTTTGCTACTCATACTCATTCTGGTGTAACTTCTGGGCCGAGTAATACTGGACCCGTAACTTAAAATAGAATAAAATTATGACAACATTAGCAATAAATTCAGATAATGATTTATATTTTACAGATAGAAGATTAACTATTATATCTGGTTCTAATACTGATGAAGAAATTTTACAAAGAATTAAAATAAGACTTAGATTCTTTAAAGATGAGTGGTATTTGAATTCGGATCATGGTTTACCTTACTTTGAAGATATATTAGGAACTAAAAATGTTGATATAAATGGGGTTGAAAGTTTATTTAGAGAACAGATTTTAGATGTTGAAGGAGTGAGGGAAATAACAGAATCAGCAATAGATTATGATGGAACTACTAGGAAGCTCTCATATTCTTTTAGTGCTGTTTCAATTAACAATACAGTAATAACCGAAGATTTGGTTGTACTTTAAAGAAATTTTATTTAAAATTTAATTTCTTATGTAATAAACAAAAATTATTATAAACTATGACATTTGGAGTAACTTCTACAGGTTTTAATAGAAAGACAAATGAAGATATAATATCAGATTTAGAAACTGCATGGAAAAATGAATTCGGACAAGATTCAGATTTGAGTGAAGATTCACCTAACTCAATTATTATTGGATTAATTGGTGGAATGAGTGATTCATTATGGCAAGTTGCAGAAGATACTTATAATTCATTAAATGTAAATACTGCAGAGGATGTTTCATTAGATAATGCTTCTTCTTTAACTGGAACAGAAAGAAAAGGCGCTTCAGCTTCAACTGCCAATGTAAGTTTCAGAGGAGATAATGCAACTTCAATTCCTACAAATACTCAAGTAAAACAATCTTCAACAGGATTAATTTTAAAAACTTTAACTGATGAATTTATAGCTCAAGGATCTACAAACTGGATTCAAATTACAGTTACAACAATTACAGATAATGCCACATATAGATTTTATATTAACGGTAATACTTATTCTTATGTTGCAGATGCGACAGCAACGGCTGATGAAATTGTTGCAGGATTAAAAGCTGTTGTAGAATCAGCAGCAATCGGCTTAAGTATAACTGATGAAGGAAGCGGTTTAATGACTATTGAGGCTGATGATAAAAATGATATTTATGATATTACAGCAGATTCTAAAATGACTGTTGGTAAAGTTCAAAGTGTAATAGGTGTAGTTGCTTTAGAAATAGGAACAAATGAAATTGCAGCAAATACTATTGATGAAATTTCGACAGCTATTTCAGGGTTAGATTCTGTAAGAAATTATTTTGCAGGTGAAACTGGAAGAGAAATTGAGTCTAATCAAGAATTAAGATTAAGAAGAAAACAAGATATAGCCGTTTCAGGATTTAACTTTACTGATGCTATAAGAGCAAAAATTTTAGATGAAGTTGTAGGGGTAAGTTATTGTAGAGTTTATGAAAATGATACTCTTGCTATTGATTCTGATGGTATTGAACCAAAATCTTATGAGGCTATAGTCGAGGGAGGATCTAATACTGATATTGCTGAAAAATTATCTAAACTTAAAACTGCAGGTTTGCCTTCTGATGGTGATATAACTGTTGAAGTAACAAATGACCAAGGTATTCCTAATAATATAAAGTTTTCAAGACCTACAAATAATTATTTATGGATTGATGTTGTAATTGATTCATATAATACTGAAGAGACTTTTCCAGTTGATGGTGAAGCAGCAATTAAAGCAGCTTTATTAGAATTTGCTGAAGATGAATTTAATATAGGTGATATTATTGTTACTCAAAAATTTAATACTCCTGTCTATTCAATACCTGGAATCGGATCAGTAACAATAACTATAGCCTCTACAGGAACGCCTGGGGGAACTCCTAGTTATTCAGCAGCTAATATTAATTTATCAATTAGGGAAAAACCTAATTTTGATTTAAGTAGAATGACTGTAACATTATAATTATGAGCATTTACGATACTATAAAATTATTAAACATTGAGCAATTTAAAGATGCTCCTAACTTCAATAAAGTATTGCAGGTTGCAGCTACTACTTTTGATGAATTAAATACTGTATTTGAAGATTTAAAAATTTTATTAAGTATTTCAACTCAAGTAGGAACTCAATTAGATTTAATAGGTGATATTGTTGTTGAAAAAAGAGAAGCAAGAAGCGATGAAGATTATAGAAAAGCTTTAATATTAAAAATATTTAAAAATACTTCTAGGGGTTTTGTTGATGATGTAGTTGAAATTTTAACAGTAATTACAGATGCAACAAAAGTTGTTTATTCTGATAATCCACCGGCAGCATATACAATATTTACAAACGGACCTACACTGCCTGCAAATATTCATTCTGTAATGGATAAATTATCAGCAGCGGGAGTTGCTGTTTTAATATATGCTTCCCCTGGTGATGTTCCTTTTATTGCAACCGAAGTTGCTACAACCGCCGCTAATTTGCAAGATGATTTAGGTAATAATCTTGTAGATGATGCAGGCTCTCAATTTGTAGCTAACTATGAAGGAAGCGGTTTAGATGATAGATTGCAAGAAATATTTGGAGGTAGAGAGCTTGGAGTTGTAGAAACTTTTAATTTAACTACTGATACTGGTGATACTATAGTTACTGATACAGGAGCAATTTTAGGAGCTTATGATGAAGATCAAACAATTTTAGATAGCGGCTTAGCCGTTTTAGCTTATCAACGACAATAAATATTAATTATGGCAACAAAACCAATTATAACAATAGAATGGGCTACTGATGATGCAGTAGAAACTAGACAAGGTGGAAGTAATAAATTAGAACCCACTGATGAATTAAAATTAAATGGTAGTTTAGATGGAAATTATGCATTAAATCATTTAAATTTTATGTTTAATGTTTTAGGATTATGGAGTCAGTTTACAAATGATATGGTTGAAGCAACAACCGGCCTTGGAACTGGTTTAACTAAAGACGAACATTTTTCTATGATTCTTGCATTTGATACAACAAATTTAGATGATTATGTTTTAGGTTTTGCTTATAAACCAACATCTTCAGCAGGAACTACAAAAATAATTAGTAATAATACTTTGACTTTTGGAACGCCAGATGCAAATGGGGATATTCCTATTTCAGGCGCTACAGCAGCAAATATTAGAGCTTTTAGTATAAACTTTAAAAATAGTTAATTATGGCAAATATTACAATACCGGGCTTACCAGCCAAAACAGGAACAATTAGTGATGCTGCTTATTTACATTTGAACGAATCAAGTGTTGATAAGAAAATGACAGTTGCTCAATTATTGGCAAAAATATCAGATCAATATTCAGCTGATATAGTTACTTTTTTAGGTTCTGCAGATAAAGCAGAAGCAAGAGCAAATTTAGATATTGATAGAAGAGTAACTGTTGATGATGCAAATTATACCATTTTAGCTACAGATAAGGTTGTGGCTCAGATTGGAGCTATGTCAGCAGCTAGAACATTTTCTCTTCCTGAAGCTTCAACTGTCCAAGCAGGAGCAGAAATTATTGTTATTGATGAATCAGGTTCTGTTGATTCTACGAATAAAATTACAGTTCAAAGAAACGGAACAGATACTATTGATGGTTTAACGCAAAAAGAAATAGTAAATCCTTATGGGTTTTTAAAATTAATTTGCGATGGTGTTAATTCTTGGAAGTCACTTAATGAGTTAGAAGCATCTGATACAGTTAAAGGGATAGTAGAATTACTTACAGATGCAGAATTAACTATAGGAACGGATACTACAAAAGCAGCAACGGCAGCTAATATATTAAGTTTATTTGCAGCTAGTTCACAATTAACAAATGGTTATATTAGAATTCCTATTAATATAGGAGGGTCTTTTAATGAGATAATTATTCAATGGGGAACTTATACAGGAGGAGCTAGCAATCCTACAGTTAATCTTAATTTAACATTTCCTAACGCTAATTTAGCAGTTTTTACTAATGGTGTTCAAATAAATTTTAATACAAATGCACAAATAACTAATGTTCTTAGTAAAACACCATCAAATTTTACTGCGGCAACAGTAAATTCTACTAATGCTAGTGCACAAGTATGGGATTTTTACTGGATGGCTATAGGATATTAATAATTTATTACAAAATAATATGAAAATAAAAGTTAGTTACGATTCACAATCAGGATTAGTAAAAGGTTATTATCCTAATAATATTAATTATAATGTTATTCCTGAGCCATTTATAGAAATCAATGAAGATGCTCAAGATAAAACAGGAAAACAAATGGTTGTAGAAAACGGTGAATATAAAGAATATAAAAGTTTAGAACAAAAAATTATTCTTAAATTACAACAATTAGATAATTACCATTTTAATTCTTCTGAAATAAGAGAAATGAAAATAAATAATTATTTCATTTTATCATTGTCAGGAGATGGTAGAGCTTTAATTGCTGAACAAATACAAAGTTTAGAACAACAAATAAAATTAAATGTTATAACTGAAGAAAGTGCAATATTTGAATATTTTTATAATGGAGGATCAATTGAAATTACTTTAGTTCAATTAAGACAATTGTATATATTTATGCTAAATGTTGTTAATACTAACTATGGTGTTTATAAAGCTCATATTCATGCAAT